ATTTAGGTTCTTGAGTACGAACGCCGATTTGTTTACGCCACCATCAAGTCGCTTAAACTGTGTGATCGCACGGTTTATTCCTTTGGCATCAAAAGTTGTTATGAGTGGAATGGATATTGCCATCAGCGGAAACTCCCAAACTTGCCGAGTGCGTTACGAGATTGCGATCTTGCTCTACCCGACGATGCCTTGTATTGCGACTTGCCTGTTGCGAGAATACGGTCACTCACCATTTTCTCTGCCTTCTTTAGTTCGGTGTCAAGGTCTTTCTCAATGGATTTGATGTTGCGTCTGACGACGGGATACATCGTGCGTGAAGCGTTGCCGTGCATCTTGCGCAGGTTGCGTGAAAGCGTTTGTCCTTCAGCGTCATTTTGAGCCATATCGTAAATCATCGCCGCACCTTGCTTCTGTCGTATGCGTAGCACAGGGAAGGTCGTGTTCTCTGTACGCTTGCGTCCACCTGCAACAGCGGAAACACCACCCCTGACTCTTGCGATCTTATAGACAGGATACGGGTCTGATCGTTTGATCTTTTGAAGTCGTGGCGTGTTCTTGTGTTCAGTCATTAGACCGCTCAAAGTCTTAGTCGGGAAACCTGCTTTGACCTTCATCACCAAAGGTTTTGCGACATCACGCAAACCTTTCAGCGTCGCATTGTAGAGAGTGCGGTCTAGGTAGGCGAGTTCTTGGAGGATTGGTTGAATAGCAGTTGCGTCAATGTCTAGAACGAGAGATGATTGCTGTGCCATCACACAAGTCTATCTGCGTGAGTGTTGCTGTTTGGCTTTTGATGTTGCGACAGTAATCATCAGGCTGATCATCTCCTCAGTTTCATTCAACAACACAGATGGAGCGATACCGCTTTCAACTGCGAGCCAAGCGATCACTCCTGTTGCTGAGGACTCGGTAAAGGGATTTCACCATCCAAACCATTATCGCCAAGCGTAATGTTTTCAACAGTTCCAATCCATTCAGGATCAAAACCTTGAGTTGTTTGCATACGACGCTTTTCACTATGCCAACAAAGCCAAGCGAGATCGGTCAAGCGCATATCTGTGTCAAGGTTTGTCACGGACTTATTCCAAGTGCGTTCAAACGCTACGAAGTCTGCAAAGACTGCTTGAATGTTTTTCGTTGCGCCATCGTTGTAGATGACTGTCAACTCTGCTTTCATTGTCGCTCCTTAGTTGGTTTTGTTAGGCAGTTGTTTTGACGATTGTTCCACCCGTGAAACTCAGCGTGGTCATTGCTACTTCACCGACAGCACCTGCGACAGGTGTGTGCGCAGAAAGATAAGCATTGGAAATCGTATAGAGCGGGTTCGTTGCGGAAGTAGCGGATGAAGAGGATTTGATCGCAAGGGTTGTTGTCGTACCCACAAGCGGATAGATCGTTGCTTCAACATTGGTCGCCGCATAATCTTGCATCAAAGAAATCTCGCACGAGTTGTTCTGCAATCCGCCTGCGAAAATATGTCCCGTGCTTCCAAACGCTGTGACTTCAATGCTGTCAACCTCATAGTTTACGGAAACGCTGTTTGCGTGATTGCTGAGATCAACGCTGTTTATTGTGATGGATGCGTCTTTGAGTGATAGGACTGCCATTAGATGTTCTCCTTAGTAGATGCGATATCGGATTTGCTTGTGGGCTTTGTTGGTTCAAGATGTCCTCCTGCAACCAACGACGCAAGATTATCATCGGAGATGTCGGTGGGCGTGACAGTCTCGCCGACTTTGCCGAGTGTGCAGTTGTCGCTGAGAACTTTGAATGTCTGACCCATTAGGTTGCTCCTAGTTGTGAACTGTGATGTTGAAACTGATTTGTAGAAACTCTGCGTCTGCACTTGAAAGACTTGAAATGTTTGCGGAACTTTCCACGATGACTGTGCTGACAACTCCACCGAGCGTGTCACTTGCTTCTATAGCGGAGCGAACACTTGACGCACCTGTCGGCGATAGGTACGAGTCTAGAGTTGCGTGTGCCGTTCTGTCGGTGTAACGACCAACGACAACAAAGATTGTGAAATCCATTGTGCTGATCGCTGTCGTAGTACCCATCGTGCGATGATAGGAAACGCTGTTCAAAACAGGGAACGCTAGAGGCGTATTCAACTGCTCAGGTTGATAGGAGAAGGTTCGTAGCCCTGAGATCGTCCCTAAGGCTGTCTGCAACGCTGTAGAGACTGCGGAAACGGTTGCAGGCACTATGCAAGCCCCATAATCTTGTAAGGAGACAGGAGATCGCGTACATCAGGATCAACGGCACGGACTTGGAACGCCATATCTGCGAAGCCGACAACGCCGAGCGCAGAGTTCAAGCGTGCGAACCCTCGCATTGACAGGAGGATGCAGGCTTCACGGACATCGTCAGGAACTGCATCCCAACCCCAATATGCAGTTACTTGGCACAACGCTCGGTTCGGTTGAACTTGTATAGGGAAAGTTTTGCCTCCGATAGCAACGATGCGCCTGAATGGTCTGCCTCGCAGAACAGCGTCAAGCGGTTCAAGTTGGTAGTCCGTGCCTTGCGTCAAGGTTGTTTCAAATGTGCCATCACCATCGTTATCAGTTTTGACTGTGACTGTGGTGTTTGCGATGTCATCAACGGAAATGTTGTAGTTGTCTATCGGGTAGATGCTGATCGCCGTACTCGGCGACTTGTAGAACCATCTGCCACAGTAACCATCTATGCGTCGTGATGCGCCTTCAATAGCGTTCTCAATCAAAGTGTCATCAACGGAGTCTGTGACACGCAAAGCAGACTTCACTTCTGCGAGCGTCGCATACCCGTTTGTGATTGCCACGACTACTTCTTGCGCTTTTGCACAGCAGGCTTTGTTGCTCGCTCTGCTTGCGGTTGCGCTGTCGCTGTTTCTTGTGTCAAGTATTTGTGTTCAAAACCTAGTTCACGCAACGAAGCATCAACAGATGCAACACGATCAGGAAGGTTGCGAGCAACATAGCCTTTGCGTTCCTCTAGCAAACTTTGGATCATTTGACTGTGCATAGCGTGTCTCGTTTCACCCGATAGCGGTCAGCGCAACCCCGACGACTGCGCTGACCGACACTATCAGAAGGTTGGAGTGACGAGTCCTGTTCCACCGATTCTTGCCCAAGATGCAGGGTAACGATTGGAGGTGAATGCTGAGTATCCGTACACGATCATCGTGACATCAAGTTCTGCGCCCTTTGGTTGTTCAAAGCGAAGCATCATTGGCTCTCCGCTTCCTTCTTCCCACAGGTGAAGTTCTTGCGAGTTGCCGACATAGATGGTGTCCTCGTTTGTGCCTGCGCCTTCAACGATTGAAATCGTTGCGTCCGTGTAAACAGGCAATCCGACGATGCTGTATTTGCTGATCCCATACTGAGGCGAACCTTCGCCGTAGGCGAAGGCAGGCTGACCTGAACTCATCGGCGTTGGTACTGCCAATGGTCGTGACTGACCATCAACAGCCGCGAGGATGAAAGCCAAACGGCGAGGATGCATAATGATCGCATCGGGTCCTGCGAAGTACGAAGTCTGAATACCCGAAATCGCTGACAGCAGTTTTGGATACAACTCTGCGACGGTAGGCGACGCATCGGTGTAAGCGACGCTCGTTGCGTTAGCAAGAATGTCGGCGACAACAGCCGTGTTCAAAGTTGTGTGGTACGCAGAAACAAGATCGGACATTACGAGCGAGTCAATGTTTGTGCCACGCTCCAACGACTGACGAGAAACATTCTGCTGACCTGCGAAAGTCTTGACCGTGAGATCCAACTTCGTGTCATCCATATTGGTTTCTTGAACGCTTGCGCCTTCAGTCTGCAATGCGACAGCAGAACCCGTCGTCACTTTGCTGATGCTCAAAGTCAAACCCTGTGGAGGGAGAGGATGCTTGCGAGCGAGGTTTGCTGTGACACGACCTGCACGAGCGAGAGGTGCAACAAGATCAGTCAAGAACTGAGGAACCATCAACCCTGCAAAGTTCGCTGAGGTGACATCACGACGCTCAATGCGCTCCTCACGCATATGTCGTGCGAGTCGCTCTTGTGCCTGAAAGTCTCCGTTGAACTGTGCGCTGTATGCGTCACGGATGAACGAGGTGTCGGCGTGTGGCGAGTAGGTGCGAGGCTCGCTCTTTACAACTGCGACGCTTGTTTCCTTGCGTACTTCAGCCGATGCGACGCTTCGGGCTTCCAACTCTTGATGCTGTGCAATGCTCGCATCCAAGTCTTTTGCGGAACGAAGTGCGACACCGATTGCGTCATCCTCGTCTGCGGTCAGGTCGCGTGCTTCGGCTTCAGCCGATGCGACGATTGCTTGTGCTTCGGCGATGTGCGCTTCACGCTTCTCGCTGAGTTTGATTGACATTGACATTTGTTGCTCCGATGTTCGGTTGGTGGATGGGATGTCAAGTGGGATGTCTAGTGACTTTCAAAGGTCGGCTAGTTCTCGGCTTGGATTTGCACGATTTGGATTTGGCGTTTCCGCAAAGCCAAAGGTGCGACAGGTGTGATCGTATCTGCTTCTGTGTTGTTTGCTGAACGCAACTCCGCAACAGTTTCCTCATAGGCAGGATATGTCACAACCGAAACATCAAACAGGCGAACTTCTTTCAAGTCACGGATACTACGATCTGAGTTCCACGAGTCCTTCACCGTTTGAAAAGCGAACGACATTTGGCTGAGATCGCCACGACGCATCGCCGAAATGACTCGCATCGCATCAGGGTTCGTGTCGTCAAGTTGTGCTTCAACACGCAAACCGATCTCATCCTCCGTCAAGGTCAGCGTTCCCGATTTCGTTCGGGCAAGCGGTATCCCTTCGTGATCTATCAACAGGCGTACATCTGCTCCGTCTTTGATTGTTTTGCGGAATGCGCCACGACGCACATACTCTGTGTACGGGAGCGGTTCGCTCGGACTGTCAAAGATGGATGCGTACCCGACGAGCGTTTTGCCGTCGTTGCTTGCACGGAGTTCTGTTG